GGATAATCCAGGATCATGCGACCAACAAACTGTGGTGACAGATAGTGATCATGCACAGTCTTTCGACCAACCTGCTTATTATTGAAAGCAGTCTCACTAATCAAACGTGTATGATTAGGATTGCCACAATCAAACACACCCATGTAATAGATGCGGGTGAGTGGACGATAAAACTCTGGTTTGCCCCAGTTATGTACATTTGCCTTCATAGAGTTAAAGGCAGTCTCACAGTATTCTTGCCAGCGATTAGACTTTTTCATCAATTGAATACAGCAGTTACACTAATAATTTTGGCATCAGGATTGCGAGCAAGTGCAATCTTTCTCGCATGTTGATAGTCACGGCAGATCACTTCTTCATAGAAGACTTGACCTGCAACATAGAGTTGTACTTTACATTTCACGGTTACCTCCGAATGACACTGATGGCAGGATCACCCTTTTCAAAGACAGTATCAACTACTGCCTGTACGCTCTTAGAAGTGCTGATACCCACTTTATCATAGACTGGCACACAAACCAGTCCAAACGTCTTCTCAGCGCCTCCTAGACGTATTACACGACCAATAGACTGAGAGATACCAACAAAGTCCATGTTACGCATGAACAACACTGCTTCCAGACCACTGACGTTGATGCCTTCAGACAAAATAGAGTGGTGAAGAACAACAAACTTCTTGCTGGAATCCTTACCCCAGGCGTTCAGAGTCTCAAAGAACTCCTCACGATCAACTTTGCGACCGTCAATGATAGCACCAGTCTTGGCAGTGATATACATCCAAGAATAGTCACGCTTCTCCAGTTGGAGACAGAAGTCAGACTGAGAGACAAGTTTGACAATCTGTTTGGTGGAACGAGCACAGATCAGAACCTTCTTGACTTCCTGGTCATCAATCGTGTCCAGGAGATTCTGACTGTCACGGTCAGCAATCATCTGCTTGTCCTGTACCATATCCAGTTGCTTCACAACAACCTTTGGTGGGAGAATGTATCCACCCTCAACCAACTCAGGGGCAGAGACTTTGCAGATTACTTGACCATAGACAGAACCATCATTCATGCCAGGTTTGAAGATGGTGGCAGAATGTTTTGGTGTTGCAGTAAAGAAGAAGCAACGATCTGCCTCATGACTGAAGTGCTCAGTCGCAGGAAAGAAGTTACGCTTCACACTGTTGTGTGCCTCATCAAAGTAGATAGTATCAATCTTGATACCAGACTCTACAACACGATGCAAAGAGTTGTAGGTGGTGAAGATGATCTTGTTACGCTTGTAGCATTGCACTGCCCAGTCGTAAATGTGTGCTGATTTGGTAGTGGACTCGTGATGAGTTTCTCCACTATGAACGTGAAGAACACGCACCATCGGATCAACAATGTGCTCAAGGAACTCAGAGGAGAGTTGCTCAGCGAGCAAGATGCGGGGAGCAACAACTACATGAGTCTGACGCTCAAACAGATCAAAATGAATCTGTGTGTCCCGAATCATGCAGAGAGTCTTGCCCCCACCAGTGGGAACAATAACTTGACCCTTCTGCTGATTCAGCATGGCGTCAACTGCACGTTGTTGGTGAGGACGGAGTTGAATCACAGGTTTGGTTGAACTGGAGTCATTATAGCACAAAAAAAGGGGTCTTGCGACCCCTCAGGACAGTTTCAGAAGTGTTTTAATTCCTGTCCTCGCATTTGCTGTAGAAAACCCCATTCACATAACAGGACTTTCCAGGTTCATAGTATTTTACCACATTTGGTCTAAAATTGGGAACACAAAAGTCACCTTGACCTGTAGTAAGACCCTCTGCACATGCAGCAACTACAAAGGGTGCAAGTAATTTAAGAGTGTACATCAGCACTCATCCATTTGAAGGGGTTGGGTAACCTTACGCAGTTCATAAGAACCATCACCACGATCAACCCACTCTATAGTGTCACCTTCTTTGAGGTTTGCTGCTTCTAGCAGATCGCAAGGAAATGTAATGAAATACTCGGTTTCCATAGTATCGCCGTTTTCTACTTCTTCAACAGGAAGAGTCCAACGTTTGCGCTCAGATGTACTGTATCCATCTACTTTGACAATCTCTTTTTGCAAGGATCCAACACGTCGCTTAGTGACTGTCTTACCACCATCAGGAGACTCATAAACCCATCCATTCTCATACTTTAGACGGGTAGAATCATTCCTAGAGACTACAGGATCTGGAGTTCTTTCATATCCACCTGCCGCTTTGATTGCTTC